GGAGAAGAAGACCCACCCGGCGATGGTGCCCTATGCCAAGCTCCCGAAGTGGAACCGCAAGAAGGTGCTGGTGTCCTTCCGGATGACCTACGCGATGGTGCACGAGGGCGAATGAAAGTAGCGTAATACCAGGGCATTAGAATATGCTTTCTATATGCCTGCGACTATTCCTGTTCATGTTGCCCTGCGTACCGAGCTGAGGAAAAGCGTCAGCGAGGCGCTGGCTTTCAATGAGCGCCTCGAAGTTCTCATCTCGGTGAAGTCCCGCCAGTCCGGCGATAATAACTTCCACGGGCGTATCGATTTTAGTCAACCTCCATGGAATGCTCAGATAGCTAATGTAGTGATGGATCTCCATGCCCTCGCAAGGGACGAGGAAGCGATGCTGCGCCTAGTTCTCCATCTCCCGTCCCGACTTCGCGGGGGTTCGAGTGAGAACACCGCCAAGGCATTGGAGAATATAGTCCGACTTTGCGAAGGTGCGGATGACTCGTCCGTCCGCGGGCGACTGAAAAAGCTGAACGCATGGCTACGCCGGGCTGACATCGCACTGGGCAGGACCGAGATGCCGAGAAAACTCCCCCGGGTAGAGGGAGAGCCTGAGCGTCGGTGCACATTCTGCGAGAAGCACACTCTCAAGATGTTTCCGCATGCCGGCGAGGTGTACTGCGGCAATCCGGACTGCTATGATTCTGAGGGTCGCAGACCTAAAGCAAAACTAGAGTTCAGTCCGATAGTCGGCGACTTCGTGCTTGTCTGGCAAGATAATGAGGTCGGTCTCCCTTGACGGAATGGCGTCCGGTTGTTGGCTGGGAAACTTCGCATGAGGTCTCTGATGGTGGTCAGGTCCGGAGTATATTCCGGAAGGGTATTAACGGGCAGCGTGGTACCAGCGGGCGGGTTCTGAAGCAGAAAGTGGATGGTCCGCCTCCTGGGTATCTTGTCGTCGCTCTTTGTTTTGACAAAGAGAGGACCTACGGCAAGAAGGTTCACAAGCTCGTAGCTGAGGCTTTCCTCGGTCCCTGTCCGGAGGGTCAGGAAGTTCGTCACGGACCTAAAGGCAGGTACTGTAACGAACTGGAGAATCTCTGTTACGGAACAAGAAAAGAGAACATGGCGGATACCCTCCGGGATGGAACCAGAGCGCAGGGAAGCCGTCACGGATCGGCAGTGCTTAACGAAGAGATCGTCACTGAATGTCGTCGCAGGTATGCTGAAGGTGGAATAACACACCAATCGCTTGCTGATGAATACGAGGTGACACGCGAGACTATGCGTGACGCGATCAACGGTAAGTACTGGGCGCACATCTGATGCCGGGCTGGCAGGGTGTCCCCCCGGCGGAGCTGGACGGGAGAAGCTGGACCCTGGACTTCGCCGCGGGATTCCTGGAGATCCCGGAAGTCCTCCTGCGGGAGGCTGTGCGCTTCACAGGGCTCTCACCTGCGGGAACACTCAATATGCGAGGTTACCGAAGCCAGGGTCGTGCCGCCAGAGCCTATAAGGCGTCGCAGCTTATCACCATCTCCGAGAATCTCAAAAACCTCCGGGAAACCTTCAGGGAAGATTCCTGATTTCCCCGTTTCGGCAGACAGGATTTGACTCCGGTGCAAGGATGGAGTTAGATAAGCAGTAAGGACCACTGTCTCTTGCTGCTTATTGCCAGAGCCCAGAGGTCCTGAACTTTGCAGTTTCTCCTGGATCTCATAAGGGCTGAACTCCGACACTGGAGATTCTGTGACCTTCCATGGGAAGCACGTCCGTCCTCTAATCAAGGGGCACCACAGGAAACCCGCGAAGCCAGTGCGCGCCTTTGCCGCCACCGCGGGAGCAGCAAGTATTACCGCAAGTGCAGGTATCATGATCGTCGCTTCATCGTCAGGACACGCAGTATCAGCTACCCTCGATGCCTATCAGGGCATCCCGGGGCACAGCCTGACAGTGGCAGCCCAGCAAGCGCCGCAGCAGGAAAGCAGCATGATCACGATCTCTCCCGGGGACACCCTCTCCGGGATCGCGACCAGGGACTGCGGCAATCCCGCGGACTGGACCGGGATCTGGAACTACAATCATCACCGCCTGCACTGGACCGACCCGAATGTGATCACCACGGGTCAGCAGGTCATTCCTGATTGCCGGGATGAGAGGGTCTGGCTGCCGAAGCCTCCCCCGGCGCCTGCCGTCACCACCGCTGACGTCCAGCAGGGCGGCAGCCACGCGGGAGATGCGGTGACCGCGGCGAACGTCAGCACCGCGGGCATGGGCGGCTTCCAGTCCTGCGTGATCCGCGCCGAGTCCGGGGGCAACCCGGATATCTGGAATGCCAGCGGGCACTGGGGTCTGTACCAGTTCTCCGAGCAGACCTGGGTCGCGCACGGGGGTCCGCCCGGGGAATTCGGGACTGCCTCCCCGGCGGAGCAGACCCAGATCTTCTGGAACACGGTCGGTGAGGACGGGACCTCGGACTGGGCACCGTATGATGGGTGTTAGTATGTTATCCTGGCTGCTCGTAACGAAGCCCCTGGTGTCGGTCACCGGGGGCTTCGTCATTTAAGGAGTTGGTTGTGTAGATCTGAGTAAACTTTCCCCGGAAGTCCAGCGGGAACTGGCAAGGAAGATCCTCGCTGATAAGGCATCCAAGGAGCCACGCCCCTTCGAGCTGACCGCTAGACCAAAGCAGTTCCCTCCTGATGATCCCCGGCATCATGTCCCGTGGACGCACCCGGTGACTGGCATTACCTACCAGTGCCAGGACCGGAAATGCCTCGCCGGGGAAACGCATTCTGATTGGGGGACCTGGCTTCTCCTGACCGGGCGCGGATTCGGGAAGACGGCGTGCGGAAGTGGATGGGTGGTCCGTGAAGCCCTGAAATATCCTGGAACTGAGTGGGGCGTCGCCTCTCCTACGAGCAACGAGCTGCTCGGGGTCATCTTCAACGGATCCTCGGGAATCCGGGCTCAGCTCCGTCCCGGAGAGGAGAGCTACTTTAACATCAACCGCACGGAATTGAGACTTTCCAACGGCTCCTGCATTTTCGGCTTTTCCATCGCCGAACCCAATCGGATTCGCGGAAGAAACCTCTCGGGATTGCTGATTGACGAGCCGGTTGCAGCCTCCAACACCATTGATGAGTTCTGGGAAGAGACGGGTCGTTTCGCTGTCCGGAAAGGCGAGAGCAAGATCGTCATCACGACGACGCCGAAATCGATCAATTTCCTCAGGAAGCTCGTCGCGAAGATCGATGATAACCCGCGGTTCCATGTCACCCGCGGTACGATGTATGAGAACCCGTTCCTTTCCCAGGAGATCATCGAGGAGTACCGCCAGGAGTACGAAGGCACCCGGACGGGACGCCAGGAACTTGAAGGCGAACTTCTCGGGGATGTCGAAGGTGCTCTCTTTAATCGTGACGAGCTGGACCGGGCTCGCATCTCAGAGGGAGACCCCCGGTACCCGGAATTCTTCACCGAGATTGCCATCGGAGTGGACCCTGCGATGACATCTCAAGAACGCAGTGATGAATCCGGGATTGTCGTCGTAGCGTCCGCGGAAGGTGACGACGGACGGGATCATGCCTACGTCCTCGCCGATTATTCCATGCGGGGTAAGCCTGGCGATGTCATGGTCAAGGTCGCTCAGGCATTCTATGCCCATGACGCAGACTGTGTGTACTACGAATCCAACATGGGCGGCGACTGGATACGCCACGCCCTGAAGCAGGTCGATGACAACATCCCCTGCCGGGAAGCCTTTTCCTCAAGAGGCAAGATCATGAGAAGCCAGCCGGTCAGCAACCTCGCCCAGCAGGGTCGGGTGCATCTCACTGCACCGCTGAGCATCCTGGTGGACCAGCTCTGCGTCCTGGCGCCGAATGCCAAGTCAACCGAGCATGATGACCGCGCTGACGCAATGCTGCACGCGATATGGGGACTGAAACTGGTCTCTTACGGGTCCTTCATAAACTCTTATGGTCTGGTAAACTGTGATAACTGCGGCAAGCCGTATAAGAAGCAGCATGCCGCATGCGTAAACTGCGGGCATGTGCGCAAGGCTGAGAAAACTCAGGAGCCGCGTCCTTCGAGGGGCTCCTGGTCTGACGCCTACATGCATGTCTGCCGTAAATGCGGGACGAAATACCCCAAGCACCAGGAGTGCACGAACTGCAGCATGAGTGCCCAGCTCTACCTTGCTCAGGTTGCCGCTCTCTCCTCGGGGGGAAATAATAATCCCAGCGTCTACACCGGCAAGAATTGGTTCACCGGCAGGAAGGTGTAGCCTTGCAGTTTATCGACCGCACTGGTCAGCGGTTTGGAAAACTGCTCGCACTTGAACGAGCAGGAAGCCGGGTACGTAAGGACAAATACGGTCGCCCGAAAAAGGGTGGCGCAAACTGGCTGGTCAGGTGTGACTGCGGGAATGAAAGGGTTGTAAACGCCGACAGTCTTCACGATAACAGTGCTTGCATGAACTGCTCCCGAAGGATAACCAAAGGGGGCAGGGTGCGCGGTCAGGCAGCCAGGACTTCGGTACTTAACAGTTATCAGTCAGCCGCCTTGCGGAAAGGTCGAACTTGGGAGCTGGCTGACGAGGAATTTGACAAGATCACCTCGATGAACTGCTCCTACTGCGGAATCCCGCCGAACACGGTGAATCGTTCAGGTCTCTATAACGGCGAGTTCGTCTACAACGGGATAGATCGCGTAAATAATGACCTTGGGTATACACTGGACAACGTGGTCACCTGCTGTCATATTTGCAACCGTGCCAAGAACAACATGACGCTGGACGAGTTCATGGAGTGGATATCCCGGCTTACAACCCATCAAGCACAGTACGCGGGGCAAGCACTTGACTGAGCCTATCGGTTACTTGCCCGAGGTGAAACCTCAGTGCAATGCGCAGATCAAGCTCCTCTTCGAGGCTGGCAGAGTTGCCCTTCGGTGCACTCAGGGTCCGCACGGTGATGATGACGCGCATTATGACGGGGCATTCTCCTACGCCTGGACAGAAAGCCCTGAGCAGGAAACCCGACAAGGAGAAACATGAACATCGAAGACCTGCCACCTGAGGCAAAGCAGCACCTTGCAGAGCAGATTCTGAAGCTGCGCAAGGGTACCGTCACGGTAGAAGCTGAGGATATCGCCCGCGCGGAGCAAGATGCCTAAGCTGACTCCAGATGAACGCAAAACACTTCAAGCCTCGGGGATATTCGATGTGCGTCCCGATGCTCTGTGCCCTGATTGCGGGGGATATCACCTGAGGACCTGCCCCCGGGTGAAGCGCATCGTGATGCTTGGCAACGGGAACCGCACCGAGGTGGAGTACTTCGAGAAGTGGGACGAGTCCAGCGTGATATTCACCGATGATGTCTATGACACGGAGGACGACTGTGAATGACCTGCCGCCCGATCCCTTCGGTCCCGAGGAGGAGCTTATCTCCGCGATGGGCTACCTGCGCAAGCTGCATTCTGCTGCGCTGGCAGCCGGGTTCAGCGAGAATGCCGCGATCCAGTTCATCATCGGGCTCTTCTCGTCCATGATGGCGAGCGCGCAGAATTCGACACAGAAGAAAACTGAGTGATACCATTAAGGCATCATCGCCAAAGCCCGACCCAGGGCAACTTTCCAGAGCTGGGCAGACGGGCTGGCGGTGGTGTAAAGAATTGCGCACTCGAACTTGCGTTCGAGCCAAAAAACCTTTATAATCGCACTGAGGACCCTTGTGTCTTATCTCGGGAGACTTGTGAATGAAGCTGGTCTGGCATAGTAATGCTCCCTGGGGCTCCAGTGGCTACTCCGTTGAGACTGCCCTCTTCGTTCCCCGGATAGCAGCCGCGGGACATGAGGTCGTCGCGATCTCCTCCCCGTACAATTTCGGCGGGAACTGCCTTGAATGGGAAGGCTTCCCCGTACTGCCCTCGGCACGCGATAGCGCGGGGAATGACACCATCATCAGCACCCACGAGTACTTCGAGGCGGACCTGACCTTCGTCCTCGCGGATATCTTCGGCTTGATGAAGTCAGCCAGTGCCCTGAGTCAGGTCAATGTCGTGACCTGGACCCCGGTGGACACCTACCCCCTGTCCGAGGGGGACGTCACGGTCCTGCGGGAGTCCCGGGCTATGCCTATCGCGATGTCCCGCTTCGGCGAGAAGGTTCTCCTGGATGAGGGGCTGGAGCCGCTGTACGTGCCGCACGGGGTGGACACTAAGGTCTTCTGTCCCGGCGACCAGAAGCCCTACCGGGATACGGTCCCGGAAATAGGGGATGAAACCTTCGTCATCGGGCTGTGCGCGATGAACAGGGACCCGCTGAGGAAGGGCATCCCCGAGCAGATGATGGCTTTCGCTGAATTCCACCGAAGGCATCCTGACTCCTACCTGGCGATGCATACCACCCCCGTGAACAGCCCGGGACTGAACCTCCCGGGACTTGCAGCCCGGCTGGGCATCGCCGGTGCCGTGGGCTACCCGGACAGCTACAGCTACGACCTGGGGCTGATCACCAGGGAGCAGCTCGCAAGCTGGTACCAGGGCTTGGACATTCTTTCCCTCTGCTCCTACGGGGAGGGCTTCGGTCTGCCCCTTATCGAGGCGCAGGCTTGCGGAATCCCCGTGGTCACCACGGACGGCTCCGCGATGCCGGAACTCTGCGGCGGCGGCTGGCTGGTCGAGGGCACGCCTTTCTGGACCAGTGGGCACGGTGCCTTCTGGACCCGACCTGACGTGAAGGACATCACCGAAGCCTACGAAGCAGCATGGCAAGCCAAGCAGGACGGGACTCTTGGCAAGATCCGGAAATCAGCGCTGGAATTCGCCCTGCAGTACGAAGCTGGCAGGGTTTTCGAGCTGTACATGAGACCAGTCCTCGCGGAAATAGAGGAACGCATCAAATGATCGACCACCGGCTCCAGAAACTGCTGGATGAAGATGAGCTGGACTGGGACAACCCCAGGCACCGGGAAGCGTACCTCAAAGCCTGGCTGAATGAGCCATGGAATCAGGAAGAGGATCAAGAGGATAATGTCTAACCCGTGGGAATGGGTGAAAATCACCCCGGACGGTCCTCTTATCTCCACCTCGGTTACCGCTGAGGAGATTGACTGCCTCGGCAGGCTTGCCGAGGGGCGTGACTGCCTTGAAGTCGGCTCCGCATTCGGCTACTCCGCGATCATGATGGCACGGCACGGTGCGCGAAGCGTTACGGCAGTGGATTTTCACCAGCCCTGCAACAGCAACAACATGACAAACTCCCATGACATAATGCTGGTGAATGTCGAGACTGCCGGGGTCTCCGGTATCGTGACCATAGTCCGGCAGTCGAGCCAGGACGCGCTTCCCGCGCTCGCTGCGCAGGGCAGGAAGTTCGGCTTGGTCTTCATCGACGCCGATCACTCCTACCAGGGCGCTAAGCATGATGCCGAATGGGCGAAACAACTGGTCGCCGAAGACGGGTTCATCGCCTGCCATGACTACGGGCATCCCGGTCCCAATATCCCGGTCGCGGGAATCGATGGCGTCAATCAAGCCCTGGACGAGGTTTTCCCGGAGGGTCCTGACTGGCTCACCGGGACGCTGCACGTGACTAAGGCACCCTGGTGAAGGGCGACCTGCTGGTCATCACGCCGAGCCGTGAGCGACCGAGGAATATAGCCCGTCTCCTGGATTCGATCCACGAGACAAGCGGGCTGAAAACCCATCTTCACGTCGCGATTGATGATGACGACCCTGAGCTTGCCCAGTACGAGTATGTCTTCGGGAAAGCCGGGGCAGACGGGGACGTCCTGGAGATAGGGAAGCGCCGGGGTCTCGCGGAATGGACCAACGAGATCGCGGTGCGCCGGGCTGATGAGTATCCTTTCCTGGCATCTTTCGGTGACGATCACTGCCCGATGACCCCCGTCTGGGACAGGTCCCTGATCAGCGGGATCATCCGGATGGGCGGCGTGGGACTGAGCTATCCCTGGGACGGGACCCGCGAGGACATCCCGGAAGCGGTCTGCCTCAGCAGCAACATCGTCAAGGCTCTCGGCTGGTTCTGCCTCCCCGAGTTGCAGCATTTCTACGTCGATAACGTATGGGCTGACCTCGGCTGGGGTGCTGGCTGCATCAGGCACCTCCGGGCTATCTCGGTGGATCACATCCACCCGGCGACCGGGAAAGCATCATCCGATAAGACGTATTCAGACTCAAATAAGAAGATTCCGGCAGATCGCGAAGCCTATTTCAGCTGGCGCCGCACCCGGATGGCTGATGACATCGCGAAGATTCGCGCACTGCAGTCAGTTTAACCAATACCCGGTGAATGCCGGGAATTCGCCAATTCCGGCATTTAAGAGAGGTAATTATCATGGCAGTGGCAAGAAGTTACAATGTCGATTGCAACGTCGCCACCGGTATTAGCATCGGGACTGGCGGCGTGCTTGGCACAGAATATGTGCTGCTCTATGGTCAGACGGCGTCAGAATTCAATGTGAGTGCTATTCGTGTCGGCACTTACAGCGGTTCCTCGGCGTCTTATCCCAGCAATGGCACGATCACTTTCAGGCTACGCCGGGCCTCGGGCACCGTGACCCCGATTGTCGTGGGTACCGCGACCGCAGCCCCGGTGAGCCAGTCCACGACCGCGGCTGTCTCCACGTGGTACTTCTCCACGGCGAACGGATCAGGCACGGGCACCTTCCCGACCCCTGCCGGGGTCGTCTGGTCCCAGACCGTCCCCTGCACCGCCGGGGCGAACTGGGGCGAGTGGTTCACCCCCGGCTTCGAGGTCAACGTCGGTCCCGGGCAGGGCACCCTGGCGCTCACCTACGAGCTGGGCGCAGCCGGGTCCACCTCCGCGGTGAACCTGCTGGCTGAACTCGTCATCTCTGAGTAATCCCTCAAGGGGGGTCCCGATAACCCTGGCGAGGCGGTGATGTCGTCATGTCCCTGACCGTCACCGCCTCCCAGGGCGGAACCGGCACCGATGACGGGATCATCCTCACCGTCAAGGTCCTCACCGGGGCACTGGCTGCCGCAGCCCAGAACGGGACGCAGGACGCGAGCACCAGCATCACCACCCCCCAGCTGGCTATCACCCCGACAGCCACCGGAAGCTGGGTCTACGGGGCTGTCACCAACGTCGCGGCAGCAACCGCTTTCACCGCGAACGGCAGCACCACGTTCAGCCAGAACGTGCTGTACGCGGGTGACGGGGACACCTTCGGCACCTTCCGCAGTACAGGAACGACAACAGCAGCCACCCCGGTCACGGTAGGCGCATCAGCCCCCGCGGAGACCACGGGCAACCTGATCTGGGCTGCCGCGGAGATCCTCGCAGCGACGACCCTCGCGGAGGACCCGAGTTCCCCGGCAGGCAAGAACACCACCACCGCGACCACGATCAGCACCGCGAGCTTCTCTCCTCCCGGGGGAAGTCTTCTCGTCGCGGTGGTCTCGAACAACGGCACCGGCTCGGGAACGCTGACCGTAACCGTCAGTGACACCCTGGACCTTACCTGGACCCAGCTCGCTAATACCACCTACGACCGGGCAAGCGTCTGGGTCGCGCAGGTCCCGGCGTCCCCCGCGGTGCAGGTCCCGCTCCAGGCGGTTAAGGCAAGGACCCCGGCGGCGTTCCGGGCGGGTCGCACCTACAAGTCCGCGTCCTCGGTCCCGCATACCATCACCTCGGGTCCGGCTTTCCGTCCGATGGTGCAGGCGGTCCGGGCAAAGCTCCCGCAGCAGCCTCTCCTCCGGGGTCGCACCGAGATCAGCCAGAGCAGCCCGGTAAAGAACCCCACCAAGGGTCCGGCTTTTCAGCAGAAGACCTCTCCTGCGAGAATCCGCCCGAGCCTGCCCCCGAGAGGGCACCTCGGAAGCAATAAGGGCTCCGCACCCCGGAATCCTACCAAGGGTCCGGCTTTCCGGCAGGCGACCCGTCCTGCTCAGGCAAAGCGTCCCTGGCGTCGTCCTTCCGGGGGGTCAGTCAGCTTCACGCCCCCCCCGTACATGACTCCCCCGGGACCGGTCCCTCCTCCTCCCACCCCGGTCGTCACCTCGGAATTCGTCTCCGGGACTCCCGGGCTGATGCAGCCCGGGACGATCCGCCCGGGAATCCCGTATGACGCGGACCTCAGTCCCGTGGTGTATGAGTACTGGACCTACATAGGGCATGTCCCGGTGTACTACCTGGATTACCTTGACCTGGTTTCCCGGGGAACTCTCTATGCCGTTCCCGGGAACAGCTATGCCATCTGGGTCGCGAATACCCGGCTGGGGCTGACCATTCCCCCGGATGACGGGAGATGGCTGGGCGGTCCCCCCGGGCTGGGGGATGAGGTGCCGCTGCACCGCAGGGTGTTCCTGAAGCTCCGGGAGCACATCCACAAGTCCCGGAGACGCTCCGGCTACAGGAATCCCCCGGGTGGCATGCCATGACGATCCTGACCAACTCCTTTGAGGGCGGCGCCGCTCCCACCACCGTCGCGTCCGGGAGCAACGGCGGCGAGATCAGCACCATCGCATCCTGGTCTTTCCCGAGTGCCGGGGTTCTCGCCGTCGCCAGTACCGCGGGTTACCCGACCTCGGGAACGCAGACGCTTTTCGTCGCGGCGTCCGGGTCAACCACTGCGCTAATCACGTACACGGGTGTTTCCGGGAACACGTTCACCGGGTGCGCCTACCTTAGCGGCTCCGCCACCGGGACGGTCGCGACCGGGGGCGTGGTCGATCTCCAGCTCCTCGTCATCAACACCGGGGGCAGCTCGGGCAATGCCTTTGATGCTATAGGTCCCGGCACTGGCGCCACCGATGTTTTCGATAACACGTACGTCGCGCACGGTCTCCTGGCTAATGAAATTGCCACGGGAGCGTCGGCCGCTTCGTATAACCAGTGGAACACCAGCGGACTGGCTCCGAGCGTAAGCCAGATGTGGTTCCGGCTGTATGCGTATTTCACCGTAAACCCGACCAATCAGCACAAGATATGGAGCTGCACAAGCGGCGGCAGCACTGCTGTCAGCAGCCTGTTCGTGACTACCAGCGGCAAGCTGCTAGTCAGCTACAGCAGCACCGGCACGACCTTCGTCACGTTCTCGAACTCGATTCCCCTGAACCGGTGGTTCCGGGTCGAGGGCTTCATCGTCGCCTCGGCTACCGTCGGCCAGGTATCGGCAACGCTGTACGGCTCGATGGACTCAATTGTCCCCACCGAGACCCACACCTCGGCGGCGAACCTGAACACCTCCTCAGTAAACCCGACTGCATATAACTTCGGTCCAATTACCGCTGTCGCAAACGTCGGTCCGTTCTGGATGGATGATGTCGGGCTCTCCAGCACCGGCTATCTCGGACCTTCCAACACCGCGATCATCTACCCGCAGACAAAGCCCGTCCGTGCCGTCATCCCCGGTCGTATCATCGGCGGCTCCCGGATACCGAGTCAGCGGAGCACCCCGCGGTACGTGCCGCCGATTCCGCCAACGCCCCCGCCGCCTGCTGCTCCGCCGAGTGACACCAGCGCGCTCCCGAGCATTCTCACAACCTTCGTCTCGATGTAAGGACACGTATGCCCCTTGTTACCGGACAGGCGACCATCGGGACTGTCAGCACTGTTCTCTTCTACATGCCCCCGGGTCCCGCGGTGGTCACTATCAACAGCGGGACCGTGAGTGCGAGTACTGCGTACGTGGCAGTGGGGAGCGGTGCTGCTTCCACTTCCAACGGGTACATCCTCGACCCGGGACGCGCGATCACCTATGCCACCTACGTGAAATCCCCCGGGGGCACGGTCAATGCCGTCGCCGGGGCTACCGCCACGACGCTGAGCTGGATCGTCAGCAGCCCGGCGTAGCTAACAGATGGCTATCGACACCCAGCCGGTCCTAGCCTGCTGTTTCGAGGGCGGCACCAGCGGCATCGCCATCCCCGCGGGACCGGGCAGCGGCGGTCCGACGTACGCCAGCCTCGGCACCGCGGACGGGATGCTGTTCGACAGCGTGTCGGTTAGCGGCGCGAGCACTCTCACCTACAGCAACACGGTCGCGCATTCCGGCAGCCTATCCTGCCAGGTGTATACGCCGTCCACGGCAGCATGCTACCTGATGTGGAATAGTTCCGGACTGCTCGGCAATCCGGCGGCGCAGACCTGGTTCCGGATCTACCTGTACCAGGCCGCCAATCCGGCGTCGGTGCACCAGCTGTGCCTGCTGAACGTCGGCGGGTCACGCGCCGGTGACCTGATCATCAACGCCAGCGGCACGCTGAGCATGCGCAACGCCGCCGGGACCGTGATCATCACCACCACGAATACCGTCCCGCTCAGCGCCTGGTACCGCGTCGAGGGCTACGTCACCTCCAATGCCAGCACCGGGCAGATGGAAGTGAAGCTGTTCGACTCCCCGGACAGCACCACCCCGACCGAGACGCAGACCTCCGGGGCGAACCTGAACACGCTCGGCGGCGCTATCACTCAGGTCCGGTTCGGTCCGTCATCGACGGGCGTTACCGGCATGACCTACTACATGGACGACATCGCGGCATCAGTTTCCGGGTACATCGGACCCGGCGCGATCGTCCAGCAGATGATCTGCGGCGGACCCACCCCGAGCGGGTTCCACGTGATCTCCAAGCCGGTCGGGGGGACGAGCCTGCGGCTGAAAGTCGCCACTAACTCCGGGCTCACCCAGAACGTCACCTACGTCTCCGCTCAGACCCCGGACCAGTATGGCTACGTCAGTCATGCCGTGACCGGGCTGAACCCGTTCACCCGGTACTACTGCCAGCTCGCCGACACTCCGCCCGGGGGCACTGAGGCTCTCGTTGGCAGCGTGGGGACCGTTAAGACCCTCGCCACTCCCGGCTCGGCGCAGTCGTTCACGTTCGCCATCGCAAGCTGCGTGAATACCGCTGATGAGACCCCCGGTCCCGATACTGCACTGAACGACTGGATCGCGTGGGGCGCGGACCTGAACGTCTTCACGGGGGACTACGGCTACCAGAACCCCACGTTCACTGACCAGCCCAGCCAGATCGGGACATACGAAGCTCAGACCTGGTATTACGGAATGGAGCCGATCACCCGCCAGGCGTGGGGGTACTACTGCCGGTCCAACCACGACAGCACCACTACCGCAGGCGGCGTCAACGACGACTCCGATAACCTGTGGACCGCGGCGAATCTTGTCGCGGCGCAGGAGATTTTCCCGCAGGGCACCCTCGGTGACGCGGCAAACAACCCGGTTCACTCGCTGTGCCAGTCATGGGTGCAAGGGCGGGTCCGGTTCATCATGCTGGACATCCGCAATATCGACCGTTCTCCCGGCGCGAACACGGACAACTCCTCCAAGACGATGCTCGGCGCCACTCAGCTAGCATGGCTTCAGGCGCAGCTTATCGAGCCGGAACTGCTGAAGATCATTGTCACTGACACGCAGTGGCTCGGCACTATTGTCCCCACTATCGGACAAGATGACGAGCTGGGCAAATGGTGGTCTTACCAGACCGAGCGCGCTGCGATCGTAAACTACATGGTCGAGTCCTGGTCAACGATGCGGAACGTCCTGCTGATCCACGGGGACTTTCACGGCGTAGCCGTGTCTACTGCAGGTAATTCAGCGGCAAATGGCGGCGGAAGGTTCCCGGTGTACTGCGCCGCCCCGATGCGGCAGACCGGGGCAGCTACCTATAATCCCCAGACATTTACCAGCTATTACAATAACTCCAACGGGGAATGCAGGCAGTACGGGCGGGTTACCGTCACCGACAGCGGGTCCGCGATCAGCGTGAACTTCCAGGGCTGGGATGCCGTCAACCAGCTCGCGCAGGTAACCCAGACCGATATGTTCAGCGCCAGCGGACCTCCCGTCTACCCCCTGCAGGGATCCGTCGGGAATGCCGCCCGGTCATCCGACCTGTTCCGTAAGGGCTCGGTGCGGAGCGGTCCCGGGGGTCCGGTAGTACCGCTGGTCCTCCGCTCGCTGGTTTTCGATACGGGGATTCCGTATTCCCAGTGGAAAGCGGGAAACGTGAAAACACAGTGGGCAGTCCCGTGATGAGCGGACCCTGGATGGAGTGGAATGTGGGCAATTACGCCTCCATAGGGCTGAGTCAGCTCGCGACGGAGTACATCTTCATTCCCGTCTCAGTTACCAAGGCGGGGGTTGCCTACAATCCGACCGGGGATGCAGTTCAATTTGCTTTCATGCCTACACCCACGCAGGTCCCGCAGAACGCGGACTGGGTGAGCGGCTCCTGGGTCACGGAGAGCACGAATGTGCTGTACCCGTACTCCGCCCAGTGCCTGGTCGGTCCCTCTGGGACGATAACTCTCGGCGTCGGCACGTACATCATCTACATCAAGGTGACCGATTCGCCGGAAATTCCCGTCCTTGTCGGCGGACAGGTCCAGGTCCAGTGAGGGGGGATGAATGACTGCCACCGAGACCTTCGCCAACGACTCTTTCACTGTCGTCCTCTCCGGGGGAACTGACCTTCCGGCACAGGGGACGATCGAGACCTGGACAGTATCATCCTCAGCCTCTTTCCCGGTGGTGAGTTCAAGTACCCCCCCGAGCCAGTTCCACGTCGCGGACCAGGCAAGCCCCTCTGAGATCATCGCGGTCACGAATACTTCCGGCAATACCTGGACGGTAACAAGAGGCGCGGAGAACACCACCCCGGTCGGGCATCTCCCGGATTTCACCATCTACCAGGTGGCGACCGCAGGGTGGCTGGGTCCCGCGGCAGCACAGCTGAATTACCCTCCCGGGGATTCGGTGATGCAGCTGATGATCCCGATGTACATCTACCCCAGTTACTTCGATGAGGGCGGCGGGGCATGGCAGCAGGTCCAGTCCTCGGCTCCCGCGACCAGTATCATCATCGCGAATGTCAGCAACGGTCCCGGGAATGCAGTCAACGGCGACTTCACCACCCAGATCCCGCTGGCTCAGGCGGCAGGGATCAAGGTCCTGGGGTATGTCTCCACGAATTACACGACGGTCCCGACCTCCACGGTGACCGCGCAGGTGGACAGCTGGTATGACTGGTACACCCCGGACGGGATCTTCTTCGATGAAGCCACTAATACCGCCGGGGCAGACCAGGCTTACTACCAGTCGATCTACAACTACGTCAAGGCAAAGCCCTACCCGGGGCAGAGACTTGTCGCGATTAACCCCGGAAGTCCCACGGACGTCTCCTACATGACCGCGTGCGATATCGTCTGCGATTTCGAGGAAGACGCGAACACCTTCATTAACACCTTCACCCCGGAGACCTGGGCGGCAGATTACCCGGCGAGCAGGTTCTGCCGCACGATCAACCAGATCAACGACGGGATCACCCTCGGGCAGATCATCGCCAAGCTCCGGGCGGATCGCACCGGGTACTTCTTCATCACCACCAATGCCGCGTACAGTTCGCTCCCCGCGGACCCCTACTGGAACGGGCAGCTCTACCAGGCGTCCAGCTACAACTACTTTCCCGTGCTGGGGGCGCAGTCCGATACGGCGCAGACCGTTACTGATAACGGCACGATCTCCACTTCCGGCTTGGGTGTCGCCCGGGTATCTCCTTCTTCCGCGGTGACCGGGGTGATCCTCCCCGCGGGGACTGCCGCGAGCCAGCAGCTCACCGTGATCAACGAGGCGTCCTACCCGGTGGCATTCGCCACTTCCGGGACCTCGAATGTCGCGGACGGGACCGCGGACATCATCGCCGCGAGCACCGCGCACAGCTTCGTCTGGGACTCCGCCGAATCCCTGTGGTACGCCAGCGGCGGCGGCAGCATCCAGCTGGACTGGCTGAATGCCGTGACCCAGTTCGGCGCCGACCCCACCGGGACGACCGACTCGACCACCGCGATAAACAATGCCCTTGCCTCGGTCTCTTCGCCCGGGGGGACAGTTTACCTGCCCGCGGGGATATACAAGGTGAACACCTCCACGGCGCTGGCACTGTCCACGGCAGGGACGGTGATCCGCGGGGACGGTCCCAATGCTTCCCTCATCAGCATCGGCTCCTCTTTCGGTGCCGCGGAGGCTGTCTCCGTAAATGCCATCTCGTGCAGCGTCCAGGACCTCGGCATAGTCGGGGCGTCCTCTACGGTGACATCGAATCCCGCGTGCAACGGGATCGAGCTGAACGGCTACGCGCACTGCCGGTTCAAGAACCTGTGGTTCCAGTACGTCAACGGGTGGGGAATAGAGGCAGTCGGCGGGTCTTCTGCCGCCAATGTCGATCTCATGATCGGGCAGATCGTCAGCCGGAACTGCGCCGCCGGAATTCACGTCAAGGGCGTCACCGGGTCAAGCTTCCTCGGCGAGCATTTCCTGACCGATATTCAGCTCCAGCAGGTCGGGGCAAGCTCAGGCGCGAACGAGAACCTCGACGCGCTGCTGATCGAGGACATTTCCGATGTGCTGGTGCAGGGCGTCAACATCGGCATCGCCTCAGGTACGACCGGGAGCGCGCTGCATATCAAGGGCGCCTGCGCCACCGTTGCCATCACTAATCCTGATGTAGGCGCCAATCAGTCCTCCGGGAGTTCCGCGGCACTGCACATCGAGTCGAGCACGAACGGCTCCCCGAGCGGCATCACGATCAACGGCGGGTCGGTGGAAGGCGGGAATGCAGCCATCCAGGTGGACGCGGGCTCCGACGTCACCCTGAACGGCGTGCGGAGTCACCAGGCGTACGGAGACGGACTGCAGGTCAACAATACGCCGGAAGTGCTGGTGATCGGATGCAGCTTCGCCGCCAACAATCAGGGTGGCGGCACCGCGTACGACGTGAACTGCTCGGGCATGACCGGCGGCAACTTCCGGGCAGTCTCTAGCCGCCTGGAAACCGCGATCGGCACGTCCACCGCGGGCGAGGTCCCGAACTCGGTGAATGCCTCCACGCACGCCTACTTCAAGAGCTGCTTCTTCATCGCGACGGGCGGCTCGCCCTCCAATGTATTCACCGGCACCCCGCAGCAGGTCACGGAATGCATCGGCTACAACCCCCGCGGCTCGGTCACGGTTCCCAACGGGGGAACCGCCGGGACTTCCCCCTATACCCCCGCTGGCTATCAGACGCCGTTGCAGGTTGTCTTCAGTTCAGTCGGAGGGATGACCCAGTTCCAGATCGGGACTACCGCGCTCGCCAATGTTCCTGCCGTAGGGGTGCCCATTACTATCGGCGTCCGTCAGGCAATGGTCATTACCTGGACAGGAACTGCCCCGACGTGGCAGTGGTTCGGTCTTTAGGAAGGGAATCCATGGCGCGTCCCGGGGGTCGGCGGCGGGACCGGCCCGGCTGTGACGATCCCGGCCGGCACGTGCGTCCCGGTGTTCCTGCCCGCGCAGCAGACCCTGACGCCCACCTTTGCCGCAGCCCCGACGTGGGTCGTGGACGGAATATAAAAGGGAGACCGAGTGGCGAGACCCGGCGCAATTGTAAACGCCCTGAAGGCGACTCCCGGCGGAGCGCGTTATACGCCTGCCCCGAGTTCGAATGGCATGGGCAGGGTCAGTCCTATCGCCGCAGAAATGTACCTGCAGAATTCTTACTCGAACAGCTACGGTCCATTCCTGCCCCGCCCGAGCAGGACGTTCACCGATGGTGCTTTCGGTCCGTTCAGCCCGATACAGCCCGTTCCCGTCGATGAACCGCCCCCCGGGGGTCAGTTCGCCGATCCCAGGCTGTGGCAGTACCGGGTCGGCTGGAACCTCCCGACCCCGCCCGGGACGGAAGGGCTCAAACTAGCCTCTTTTGAGCAGTTGTGGACCTTGAGTAACCGTTATTCGGTCGCCAGAGCCTGCATTGAACTCCGCAAGGAGGAAATCCGGGGTCTGGAATGGGAAATCAACCTCACCACGGACGCGGCGAAGGCTTACCAGGGCGATCACAAGGCAATGAAGGACTTCGGCGAGCGCAAAGCCGAGGCAACGAAGTTCTTCAAGCACCCGGACCCGGATTTCTGGAATTTCAGCTCCTTCCTGGACGCATTGCTAGAGGAAATCCTCGTTTATGACGCGCTGGCGCTGATTTTCCGCCCGAAATACGGCGCATCCTTCGGCATGGGCGGCAGAGGGCTCCTCGGAAGCGACCTGGACAGCCTCAACCTGATCTCCGGACCGACTATCCGGCCTCTCGTGGGGATGCACGGGGAAAAGCCCCGCCCTCCAGCCCCTGCATACCAGCAGTACCTCTACGGAGTACCCCGCAGCGACTACATGACACTCGCAACCGGTCAGGATATCGACGACTACGGGCTCCAGGGTGCCGAGGTCAACGATTTCCGCAGCGATATCATGCTCTACGCGCCATTGGTGTCCCGCAGGGAGACCCCGTACGGGTTCCCCCCGGTGGAAAGGGCACTGCTGCCCATCATCTCGGGGCTGCAGAAGCAGGAATTCCAGCTTGACTACTACACCGAGGGTACCGTCCCCGCGGTTTACATCTCACCGGGCGACCCGAACATCACTCCCACGCAGATCGGGGAGCTGCAGAATGCGCTGAATGCCCTTGCAGGGGATCCGGCGTACCACCTGAAGGTAGTTGTCCTCCCCCCGGGAAGCCGTGTCGAGCCGCAGCGCCCGGTTGACCTTTCTGACTCATTTGACAACCTCGTCATGACCCAGGTCTGCATGGCTTTTGATGTTCAGACGACCGAGTTGAGCATTCTTCCCAATGTGGGCGGCACTTCCGCTGGCGGCGGTGCTAATGCCTCTGCTCTTCGCCTCGCCGCCCAGTCTTCCCGGGACATCAAGTCCCGCAAGTCCACCAAGCCCCTGCTGCAGTGGATCTGCGATATCTTCAACCACGTACTGCAGGACATCTGCAATCAGCCCGATATGCAGTTCCAGTTCGAGGGACTTGTTGATGACGAGGATAAGCAGGCGATCACCGAGCTGGGTGTCCAGCAGGTCCAGAATGCTATTTCGAGCATTGACGAGATCAGGGAGCGCCTCGATCTTCCCCCGTGGGGTCTGCAGGAGACCTCGGAGCCTGTTGTCTTCACCGCGCAGGGTCCGATTCCCCTGTCCATGGCACCGCAGCTCATCGCGGCAATGCAGCAGGGCGGCTCCAACGGTCAGGGCACCAACTCCGGGCAGCGCACTTCGTCGTCGCGATCAAGAACCAAGCAGCCCACGGTCCGTGCTGGCGGGCAGACGAAGCCGAATGGGTCTCACCCCGCGCCCGTCTCCCCCCATAGAGAAGGCGTCACTCCCGGACACAGCGCCGCCTCCGGAGCGATACAGAGTCCGACGCCCAGGACCGGAGGAACAACGAGCCGCAGCTCGGTTGCTGGCAGCCGTAAGAAGGCTGTGACCGCGGAGCTGGACGCGCTGAAAAGGCATCTCCGCAAGGGACGCCAGATCACCACCTGGGACCCGGTGCACATCACCAACCGCATCCTGGGCATGATTGCTGAGGACATCGCCAAGGGTGTCCTGCTGGATGTTGCCATTGACCGGGCAGGTGACCTCGATATCGCCAAGGACTGGCTGGACGCCAGTGAAGACGCCCAGCCAGATCCAGGTTCCGATCCACACCGGGGTAAAACTGTAACACAGTTCCCTGGCTGGCAGCACGACCTTGGTCTCGTCGGGGCTTACAAGCAGCAGGTAGCGGATGCTTTCGCTGCCGCGGAAGCCAAGGGCTCCCAGATTCGCAAGGATGCGGCGACCGGCAAGATGTGGGTGGACAACATCACCCTGCGGGGACTTGTCTCCGATGCCGCGAAGAGCGTCTTCACAGCCACCCTGACACCCCTGTGGACCGAGGCATGGCACCTTGGCTACGCCTCCGCGAAATCCCTGGTCACGGGTCAGCCTGCCGACTTCACCTCGAAAGAGGACAGCGAGCACCTGCGGGGCTTCCTGAACACCGAAGGCGAGCACTGGCTGCAGCAGATCATGCGCACCGGCTTGGCTAACTCCGGGAGCCGCAGCGAGATGATCGCGCGGACCGAGGTAGCAAGGGCGATGAACACCGCGGCTCTGCAGTGCTACAAGGATCACGGGGTCTCCTACAAGCATCTCTTGATCGCGCCCGATGATACCTGCGATGACTGCCTCGATGCGGCAGAGGATGAGGACATTCCGCTGGATGCCCCGTTCTCCAAGGGCGGCACCCTGGGGCTGGTCCACGTGCAGTGCCGCTGTGTGCCTGCTCCCGCAGGGATCGAGGCTATCCCTCCGCAGTCGCACATCGGCAAGTCTGATCAGGAAGACCAGTCCCGGGTCGCCTGGCTGCTGTTCCGCGCCAAGGATGAGAAAGACCACTGGCGTTATCTCCTCCAGCAGCGTGATGACGGCTCCTGGGGGATGCCGGGAGGTACGACCCATGTCGGCGAGAACGGATGGGATGCAGCCGTAAGAGAAGTCACCGAGGAAATCGGGGACCTCCCCTCGTTCCGGGTGGTGCACGATTTCAGCCATACTGACCCTGATGGGGTAAAAGCATATCTGTGGCTGTGCGAGACCGGTAAGATCTTCACCCCGAAGATGAACGGGTCAACTCCCGAGGAGACCCTGAGCACCGCCTGGTTCCGCCGGGGTGAAATCGGGAGCCTGGACCTGACGAAGAAATTCCGGGATGACTGGGAGAAGGAAGTCCACCTGGAGGAGAACCTCCGGCTGCTGAAATCCCTCCAGCGGATGGTGAACGAGAACGGCGAGCAGATGGTGCTGGACACCCCAGGACAGCGCCTGCAAGCCGTAGGAAGCCGCTGGCCGTATCCGCATCGCGCGGACGGCACGGAGGATCCCGAGCTGCACTGGCGTGACGCTGGTCCTGGGGCTTATCCAGGGGCATCTCCTGGCGGGGACCCGCCGCATGATGACAATTTCGCCGATACGACGAATCCCCGGGTCTACCCCCGGGGTGATAACGACGAGGCTTACCCTCATGCCCGTCAGGCTGCCCCTCATGCCAGCAGGTTCCCGGACCAGGGCGAGGAGGACGAGGACTTCTGGCCGGAGCTGGAAGTCAGCGGTCAGCCCTCGGGTTCCGGCGTCCCGAGCGGCAAGCTCCCCAAGAACGATTCCGGTCATCCTGTCGTCGGGGTGGTCCCGCCGAAGACCCCGAAGCCCTACAGCCCCCGCGCGGTCCCGCCGGAAGTGTACGATCCGGGCGAGGCGGTGGAGCACTGGGACCCGGCGGCTGACTCCGATGTTGTCGTCCCCGTGGGAAAGGGTTCTGGCGGACCCGGCGACTATCGTGATCCGAATGAGACCGATCCTGAGCATATCCTGTCCCAGCTCCGGTCGAATTTCCCGGAAGATAAGATCGCCTGGGTAAAGCGTGCCCGCTGGATCGGTCCCGTCGAGATTCCCTGGGAGCGGATTGACGACCACGATATCGAGGAATGGGCGGCATCACATCAGGCTGATGCGGTAAACCGTTTCGCCAGGGACATCAAGGCTAATCGCGGGCACACGAACCCGAGTATCCTGGTGCAGGTCCCGGGCAGGGAAAAGGCTGTCGTGGTTGACGGGCATCACCGGGCACTGGCTCGCAGGAAGCTCGGCAAGCCCGTCCTGGCGTATGTAGGATTCATTCAGTCCGGGGACATCCAGGCTGCCGAGGAGACCCATAGCAGCCAATTCCATTCCGGTTCTGATTCGCAGAATAAGTAATTCGCCAGAATCGAAACAATGTGCTAAAATGTCCGCAGGGACCTTTGTGCCTATCCTCGGGTACGTTCGAGGTAATCAGCCATGGCTCTCAGTCTTGCTGGATCGTCACGGACATAGCCAAGCGTCAGGTTACACCACCTGCAAAGTAGTCCGCGTACCTGGTCGGTCTCGTGGCAGTGATCAACAGCCATGCGGATCGTTTGCTCACCACAGATATCGCAACCTTCGCCCGCTTGACGTCGTTTGTCGATTTCTAGTCCATCAGAGCCAAAGACTCTCCGGATGCGAGCAACGCGTTGATTTTCGCGAACACGTTCCTTGTTGAACTCGCCCCAGACTTTGACATATTTTGCTATGCACTTTTTACAGGTTCGCTTACGCCCTTTGCGGCACCGGGAGTCGGGCGAGAAGTCTTCTTCGAGAAGCTTCTTCTCTCCGCATGCGGAGCAAATGCGATACCCGTCAATGTCGATTTCTTCAGGTAGTGGAGTTGCCTGAGGATCCCCGTAATCTGTGAAGCGTCGGTAGTGAGGTTTGCAGTAACCCTTTGCGACCACTTCCCTTAGGCATCCTGGTACATCACAGCCCTTTTCTGAATTAGATGAGTTCATAACATCTAATATACAAAAGAAAGGAGGTGGTGTAAAGTGATCGAGAAGTCTGCGGAAACGCCTGAGCTGTCAACCCATCACGCGCCTATCGGACATGAAGGCGTGTGGCATTCAGAGCATCCTCTAATGCAACTTCCCGCTTACTTAGGCGGGCATCCAAAATATCAGGAATGCGCTGATGCGCGATGGTCATGATGAAGAATCTGCTCACGCCCTTGCGATCGGAGCTGTTGAACGTTGGGCAAGCGGAGGCGGAAACGTCACCCCGGAAGTAAGGGCAGCAAGCCAAAGAGCAGTTCAGGAATGGGAAGAACTGCGCGCTCACCATCCGTAGCGCTGGACAGACTTGCTTCCGCGCTGAACGCGTGTGAAAAAGCCGGGCTGAATCCGAAGTTGAAGCACGGCATCGTGTTCACGGACGCGGCGATCGTACTCCCGATCAAAGATCGG